AGTCGGCCCCGGCGCCGGCGGCCTCTCGCTCGATGCGCGCCGCGACGTCCATCATCTGGACGATGCCATTAGCGCTCATGCGGGCGATCCGGTCCTCGGTGAGGCTGTCGAGCCACATCTCGGCCTTCTCCAACGCCTTGCGCCCGAGAGCCCGGTGACGATCCCCCATGGCGATCCGATAGCGAACGAGCTCATTCGCCTCGTTCTCGGCCATGTGCTTGTCCCACGCCTCGACCCGCTCCTTCCACGACCACCGGGCCGAGTAGGAGTTTCCGTTGGGCGCGTCCCGCACTCTCCGGCGCTCCATGTCACGGTACGCCTTGAACGAGGCGTAGGCGGCCTCGGTCTCGCCGTCCTGACGCTTCCAGATCGGTCGGGTGTAGTCCAGCGGGACTGGCTTGCGCGGCGCCGGAGGCTTCGCGGTAGTCACAGCCCCTCCAAAGCGGATCGCCCGTCCTGAGACGGGGTCATGGACTGATTCACGAAGGCGCGGGCCAGGTCCTGGGCGAAGGTCTCCGCGAACTCCAGGCTCCACCCCTGCTCGCTTACCATGCGCGTACGGATGCCGGCGCAGGCCGCCGTGATGGAGAGGATGGTGTCGCCGGCGACCATGAGAGCGTCGCCGGCATCGACCACCCCGCTGCCCGGCTGCTCCGGGATGTCGTCAATCGCTGCGCTTGCTTCGGTACTCATGTAGCAAGTCCTCCTTCTCCCGCTGCTTCATCTGGTCGACCATGATCCGGTAGATGCGCGCCACGGTCTTCGCGTGCCAGCACGACGCCCAGCGCGAGTGCTGTCCGTGCTTGCAGGTGCACGTGAACCTCGGATAGCCGTGATCCGACTTCAGGACCACGTGGTGGAAGCGCTTGCCGTCGCGCCCCTTGACCTCTCCGGTGTTACGGGCCGAGTAGGACCTGACCCACCACACCCTAGGGCTCACCTCGTCCTGATAGACGGCACCGGTCCTCCAGGTCTCGCGGGCCGACTTCAGCTGGGCGGGGGTCATATTCTCCCACTCGAGCTGGCGCACGAAGTCGAACTCAGTCGCGGTCAACCTAGCCCTCGCCACTGAGATCACCCCCGGCTCCGACGATCGGGTACATGCTCGACAGTGTCGAGCCGGTAAGCGCCTCACGCACCGCCCACTCGGCCTCGTCGGCGTCCAGGACGGTGCAGGCGGCGCCTCCGGCGGCGCGCACTCGGCGAATCTGTCGTACCTGCTCGACAGACGTGCGGGCCAGGGCGTGGCCTCGGGACTCGCCCGGCTTCTGGTGCTTGACCTCCAGGAAGATCAGGCGGCCCTCGACGCAGCACAGCACGTCCGGGATGCCGGCCTCCATGTAGACAGAGCCATGCATCTTCCAGGTGACCGAGTTCGGCCAGACCTGAGCGATGCGACGTCGGATGGCGTCCACGACTCCGCTCTCCTTGCTAGCCATGTCACTCCTTTCTCGAATACGGGGCG